TAGAAGGAGATAAATTACTTATTTGGGATCTTGATACTATTACTGAAATGACAACATTTATTGCCAAAGGATCTAGTTACGAAGCAGATGAAGGATATCATGATGATCTGATGATGACTTTAATTTTGTTTGGTTGGTTGGTGAATCAAAAATATTTTACAGAAGTTACAGATATGGATTTACGTGAAAAAATGTTTAAAGAGCAATTAGAAGAAGCAGAGTCACAATTGATTCCTTTTGGATTTATACATGATGGCAGAAATTCTTATGAACCAGAAACAGTTGATATGGGTGGTGAAAAATGGGTAGTAGATACAAAGTATTCTACTGATTATCTACATTAATGCGATAAATGTTTTTAGGTTCTTTTATTTGATCTATTAATTCATCTATATCATGCTTTAAATCTGGCCTCAATTTTTTTAATTTTTCCAAATATCTCACAGATTCATTAAATATCATTTCAGGATTAATTCTTAATTCGTAGAATTTGTTTCTCGTTTCACTTTTTGTGGTTAAATATAAATGTTCTGGTTTTACACAATATGTATTATTACATGATTGATGAACTATTTTATTTTGCTTAATGGATCCCTTATAAGCAATATATGCAAATCTATGAGCAGGAACCGATTTTCCATCATATGAAAACATTCCATAACCCTGTTTTGTTTTACTTGCAGTCCAGAACCAACAATCATGTGTCTTTAAAATTTTCTTTTCAAATCTTTCAATAGCCTTCTCCATCTTATTATTTATATTACACTAAATAAAAACGTTTCTAAAATCAGCTAAAATATAAATATATTGAGAGCAATTTTATTAAAATATTTTAAGGAGAGACAATATGGCCTTTCAAGTTAGTCCAGGAGTAGCTGTAGCAGAAATTGATTTAACTACTAGAGTACCCATTCCTTCTATTTCGGATGGTGCTATAGCAGGTAATTTAACATGGGGGCCTTTAGAGCAACCAACATTAATTACTTCAGAAGATGAGATGGTTGAGGTGTTTGGGAAACCAAACGGTAATACATATAAAACATTTTGGAGCGCCGCAAATTTTTTAAGTTATTCAAATAAATTAAGAGTTGTTAGAGCGGCCAATACAACACTCGCCAGAAATGCAGTAACCGGTGGTGCCGCAATTTTAATTCGTAATGAAAGAGAATATGAAAATACATACATGTCAACAACAACTTCAGGAACAAGTTTTACAGCAAAACATCCAGGAGTACTTGGCAATTCAATGAAAATGTCTGTTTGTATTGCAGATAGATGCTCTACACAGGTGAATGGTGGTGTTGTTACTGAAGCAAGTTCTACTGATCTTACTCTTACGGGTACATGGACCGCTGATGCAAGTTCAACAACAGTTACAGGAGTCAGTTCATTAGCTGATACAGAATTAAGAATTGGAGATGCAATTGTTCATGGTTCTAATACTGGAGTAGTAACTTCAATTACTTCTAATACTGTAATTACAGTTGCACAGGGTACAGGTGGACTAGAAACTACAGGACTTGGGGGTACTACTGCAATTAGTGGGACCGTCTATTTTACAAGGAAAAAAAGATCAGCTTTTGAAGAGCCAGCCGCCAATATGCTTGGCACTATTGCTGTTTTAGCAGGAAATACAACCGTTACGGGAACGAATACTAACTTTACTCGACAATTACATGTAGGAGACATTCTTACAATCCCAGCTTCTTCTGCTGGTGCGGATGCACATAGAAGAAGAGTAACAGCTATTGCTAATTCAATATCATTGACTGTTGAAACTAAATTAGATCAAGCAGTAGTTACAGAAGGAGGCTGGTCAAGAGAATGGGAATTTCGTGGCTCTTTTGGAAAAGCTCCACTTACCAGTCCAAAAGCATATCAGATCACTGGTGCAAGCAATTGCGGAGATGAAATTCATGTTGTAATAGTAGATGAAGATGGAGAGATTAAAGGAACAAAGGATAAAAGAGGAGCAAGAGCAGTTGCGAATAAGACACATATTAATCAATATGAACATCTTTCTGTAGCAAATACAATAACAGGAATAGCGGGTGATGCACTTTATTATAAAGACGTAATAAATAATGATTCCGATTATCTAAGATGGACAGATCATGATGCAATGGGAGATGCTCCTCTTGATGCTGGATCTAACAAAATTACTTATGATTGGGGAGCTACTCTTGATCAAGGTAATACTTCAGCCAGTTTTGCTGGATCTTTTAGTGACTCGGGCGCAAATGGAATTATGACTGCTAGTTTTTCAGGAGGAGTTGATGGATTTAGCTCTTCAGATTCAGATGAAATTACTGCATATAGTTATTTTAAAGACCCCGCAAAAATAGATGTTTCTTTAATAATTTCAGGAGAATCATCAAATACTTTATGTACATATCTGATCAATGAAATAGCAGAGACCAGAAAAGATTGTCTTGTATTTATTTCTCCTGAAGAAGCAGATTGTGTTAATAAAGAAGGATCTGAAATAACAAATATAGTTGCTAGAAGAAATGCATTACCAAGTACAAGTTATGCTGTTATGGATGGAAATTATATGTGGAGATATGACAAATATCGGCAACTGAATTGCTGGGTTCCAATGAATGGTGATATTGCTGGAATTTGTGCCCGAGCAGATAATACTAATCCTTATATTTCTCCTGCAGGATTTACAAGAGGAAACATAAAGAATATTACCGACCTAGCATTTATTCCAAATAACGCAGAAAGAGATGATTTGTATATAAATGGAATTAATCCAATAGCATCATTTGCTGGAAAAGGAAAGGGACTTTTATTTGGCGATAAAACATTGTTAGCAAGACCATCGTCTTTTGATAGGATCAATGTACGTAGACTTTTTATTATTCTAGAAAAAGCTATAGCAAATGCCGCAGAAAATTTATTGTTTGAATTTAATGATGATTTTACACGATTAAATTTTGTTTCTATAGTTGAGCCTTTTTTAAGAGATGTTCAAGGAAGAAGGGGAATAGAAGATTTTAGAATAATCTGTGATACTACAAATAATACGCCTGTGGTTATAAATAGAAATGAGTTTAGAGGAGATATTTTCATTAAACCCACTAAATCAATAAATTTCATTGGATTAAACTTTGTTGCAGTAGCTTCAGGGGTTGAATTTTCTGAAGTGGTTGACGCAATTTAAGGAGAAAAATAAATGGCATTTAATATAACAGACTTTAGAACAGCAATGCAGTTTGATGGGCAGAGACCCAATTTATTTCAAGTAAGTATTACACCAGGCGATACTGTCGCTAATCTTACAAGCCTAAAATGGTTTTGTAAGGGGACATCAATACCAGGTGCTACAATTGGAACAGTTGTAGTTCCTTATTTTGGTAGAGAAGTTAAATTAGCAGGAAATAGAACTTTTCCAGAATGGACAGTAACAGTTATTAATGATGAGACTTTTGCTATAAGGAGTCAATTCGAGGCTTGGATGGATCAGATAAATGATCATTCAGCAAATAAGCGGACAGCAGGAGCAGGTTCAAGTGCTTATGTCAAGAAGGCCCAAGTAGAGCAATATTCAAAGGCCGGTAGTGACACCGTATCAGCCAAATATGAATTTATAAATATGTTCCCGACTGATCTTTCGGAAATTACCCTAGATTGGGGAGATAATGATACTGTTGAAGAATATACTGTAACTTTTGCATATGACTATTGGATTCGTGGGTCATTGAACCAATCTTCAGGTTATGGAAAACAGGCAACAGCTATAACAACAAAAACTGGGTCAATATCCTCATAATCTTAATTTTCTGATTTTGCGAGTGAATAAATATAAATTAGTAGTATTGTATTATATTATTTTATTTAACTCGCACTCAGGAAATTACATGCCTATTGAACTATTCGGTTTTTCAATCGGAAAAAAAGAAAAGAAAAACGTAAAAGCCCAGACTTTTGCAGAACAAGAATATGAAGATGGTTCATTGACCGTAGCATCAGGTGGTGCTTATGGAACATATGTTGATACAGAAGGAGCCATAAAAAGCGAATCTGAATTAATAAATAGATATCGTGATATGGGTCTTCAAGCAGAAGTAGAATGGGCCATTGATGATATTATTAATGAATCAATTGTAGCATCGAAAGAAAAACCCCTTGTAAGAATTAACGTAGATAATTTAAATGTTTCTGAGCCTATCAGAGACAAAATAAGACTAGAATTTAAAGCAATAAGTAGACTTCTAGACCTACAAAATTTGGGGCACGATCTTTTTAAAAGATGGTATATTGATGGCAGAATTTATTTTCATGTTATTGTTGATGAAAACAATATGGAAAAAGGTATTCATGAATTAAGAGTGTTGGATCCTAGAAAAATAAAGAAGATTCGAGAAAAGAAAGCCGATAGACAGCCTGACGGTAAAACAAAAACCACCGTCACAGAATATTATGTTTATAATCAAAAAGGAATTTATCAATCACAGGGGCAGACAATGGGTACTGCTTTTACAAATGCCGCTAGTGGTTTAAAAATATCTCCTGATTCGATTGTATATACACATTCAGGACTAATGAATGCTACACGTACATTAGTTTTGTCCTACCTACACAAAGCAATCAAACCATTAAATCAATTAAGAATGATCGAGGATTCTCTGGTAATTTATCGTATCTCACGGGCGCCAGAAAGAAGAATTTTTTATGTCGATGTTGGTAATCTACCTAAATTAAAAGCAGAACAATATATGCGTGATTTAATGACACGATACAAAAATAAACTTGTATATGATGCTCAAACTGGTGAAGTCAGAGATGATAGAAAACATATGTCAATGCTTGAAGATTATTGGATGCCAAGAAGAGAAGGAGGTAGAGGAACAGAAATTACTACTTTGCCTGGTGGTGCAAATCTTGGAGATATTGAAGATGTATTATATTTTCAGAAAAAACTTTACAAATCGTTAGGTGTTCCTATTTCAAGACTTGAATCAGAAGCAAATTATACAATTGGTCGTGCTACTGAAATTTCAAGAGATGAAGTTAAATTTACACGTTTTGTTAATAAACTTCAAAGCAGATTTGGTCTAATGTTTGATGAAATGATGGAAAGACAATTAACTCTCAAGGGTATAATGTCTAAAGAAGATTGGAAAAATATTAAAAATGAAATATTTTATGAATTTGAAAATGATAGTCATTTTGCAGAAATAAAACAGAGTGAACTTATGCAAGATAGATTAAACATTTTAAGAGATATGCAAGATTATGCTGGAAAATATTGGTCGCATGAATATATTAGAAAGCATATTTTAATGATGACAGATGATGAAGTTAAAACTAATGATGAACAGATTCAAAAAGAGATAGATGATCCTAGATTTTCGGGAGAAGAGGACATGCAGTTCAATTCTGCAGAAATAGATACTACTAATAAACAAAATATCAATGAAAATATTGATAAGAAAATTGAAGAAAAATTTGAATTTGCGAAAAAGGAGAATGATATTAAAGATAAAGTAAATGATATTCTTTTTTCTGTTTTAGAAGATGATGAAAAATTTGTAGATTGATCCGCAGGTGGGTGCAGGAATAATACATGAAAGACGATCAAAAAGAGTCAAAAGACTTAGATTTAAGTAAGGTTCTAGCAACTTCTCTTGCTTATACTAAAAAACAATTAAAAAAGACTAAAGAAGAACTCGTTGAGGATGTAAAAGAAATTTTAGATCCTGTTACTGGTGAAAAAGTCAAAGTTCTTGAGATTAAAGGTACTGAAGGATCCAAGGGCGAAAAGGGTGAAAAGGGTTCTGCAGGAGAAGCAGGCGCTAAAGGAGAAGCAGGAGAAGCAGGAAGAATTGGTCCACAAGGTGTTCTAGGTCCTAAGGGAGATCTAGGAGATGTTGGTCCCATAGGTCCAAAAGGGGATCAGGGAGAGCCAGGTGATGATGCTGATGTAACTCAACTTGAAAAAGAGTTTGATAACTTTAAAGAAGTTGTTAAGAAAGTTAGCAAAAAAGCCACTCTAACTGCACAGAGAGTAGCGGGAGCAAGTGGTTGGGGTGAATCTGGAGGTGGCGGAGGAGGAGATACTTCTTCGGGATCTGCGGGTTCATCTGGATCATCTGGTTTAACATATGCTTCTTCAGGATCATCTGGCTCTGCTGGAAGTTCTGGATCTGCAGGAAGCGCAGGAAGTTCTGGCTCTGCTGGAAGTGCTGGATCTGCGGGAAGTTCTGGAACAGCAGGACAAACAGGAAGTTCTGGATCGTCTGGTTTAACTTATGCTTCATCTGGTTCTTCAGGAAGTTCTGGCTCTGCTGGAAGCGCAGGAAGTTCTGGTTCTGCTGGATCTGCAGGAAGCGCAGGAAGTACTGGATCATCTGGTTCTGCTGGAAGTTCTGGTTCTGCTGGAAGCGCAGGAAGTACTGGATCATCTGGTTCTGCTGGAAGTTCTGGTTCTGCTGGAAGTGCTGGCTCTGCTGGAAGCGCAGGAAGTGCTGGTTCTGCTGGAAGTTCTGGCTCTGCAGGAAGCGCAGGAAGTACTGGATCATCTGGTTCTGCTGGAAGTTCTGGTTCTGCAGGAAGCGCAGGAATTTCTGGCTCTGCTGGAAGTGCTGGTTCTTCAGGAAGTTCTGGCTCTGCTGGAAGCGCAGGAAGCGCAGGAAGTGCTGGTTCTGCTGGAAGTTCTGGATCTGCAGGAACCGCAGGAAGTGCTGGAACATCTGGCTCTGCTGGATCGTCTGGATCAGACGGAACTTCTGGTTCTTCTGGAACTTCTGGGACATCCGGTACTGCAGGATCATCTGGTATAGATGGTGGTTTTGGAGGTGCATCATTCGCATATCGTTACAGTACGAATCAATCAACG